CAATTATTTCATAGAATAGTTGACAATATACAGCCTATAGTTTATGCTGTATATATGGATCAACACATAATAGATTATAATACATTCAATATAGAACAAATAGCTTGGTATGACGAACATCAAATGCGATTAGCACGTCACACTATATGGCTAGAAGAGTTTATGAAAGACCTACCATTTGAAGTTAGAACAGATATGTAAAGAATGTGGGGGAAGGGGGGCTGTGCCCCCTATCCTAGCACGGCGTAGCGTGCCATAATAAGGCAAATAGAATATATGTGGCACACTATACAGCCATAACACAATCTGACAGTCAGAAAACGCAAAGAAAGGTGGGGGGTGTAAAAAACATACACCATTTTATAAACAACCGATGGTCTCTCTCCTTTTTTTACACGGAATATCATAAACTTCAAGACTGCTTATTAGAGTCTTGTCAAATGCTTATATGCTTTATGACAATATCTATTTATTCGCCATTTTTTGTTCTTATGCTATGACACGATTTACAGAGGCTCATTAGATTTTCACTGTCATATTTTAATTCTGGATGCTCTGACAATTTCTTTATATGATGCACTTCATTAGCTGCTGTGTATATATTTTTTTTATAGCAATCAAAGCATAATGGAGAATTTTGTAAATGATGTGCTCTACATATACGCCAAATATTGTCATAGCCGCGTGAATATGAATTATCAAATATAAATGTATCTTTTACATTTGGTTATATATGTATATATATGGCACAATCATTTCCAAATAAAAAATACAATATCATTTATGCTGATCCTCCTTGGTCATATTATGGAGATTCAAATAAAGATGCTGCTGCTGGTAAGCATTATAATCTTATGAGTCAAAATGAACTTGCCGCATTGCCTGTAAAATCAATAGCGGAAAAAAACTGCTGGTTGTTTATGTGGGCAACACCGGCACGACTACATTATGCTACAGATATGATAGAACAATGGGGTTTTCATTATCGCAACATTGCTTATGTATGGGAAAAAACAAAAGCAGATGGTAATCTTATCAGCGACAAACAAGGAATAAGACCAACATATACAAAGACGGCGTGGCTTGAACTATTGCTTGTTGCTACAACTCAGCCAAAAGGAAGAATGACCAAACTAAACAGCGAAGCACATTCATCGCGAATATATGCCAAGCGTGAAGAACATTCAAAGAAGCCGCAAGTGTTTAGAGATTTGATTGTTGAACAATTAGGAGATATTCCAAGAATAGAACTATTTGCAAGAAGCAAAGATGTTGGATGGGATGTTTGGGGCAATCAAATATAACTATTCGCCGCGTGAATAAATAAGTATTATAGTTTTGATTTGATATAAATCAACAACAAAACGCTATATATAGATATACAAATAACTATATGCCCGGAAGAATTGCATCAATACACAGTTTAGAATCAAACGACAAACGCCCAAAAGCAGTTGGCGACAATAACTTGAGCACACCACCAAAATGGCTCAATGCCAACGCCAAAAAGATATACAAGAAAACTAGCAATGAAATAAAGAAACTGGGCATAAGTGATAAATGTGACACAAACATCTTGGCAATATTTGCTGCTCAACTGGATAGATTGCAAACTATATCACAACTATCAGCCAGAGAACTATATCACGAAAGATTACAGAATGATTTGACAAGTAGTGTATTGAGTTTAAGCAAAGAGTTGGGCATCACTCCAAGTGCCAGAGCCAAGTTGCGTATTGCCAGAGTAGAAGAAAATAATGATAGTATAAATGATTTATTAGATGACGAATGAAAAATATTATACGGACACTACAGAGCCGAAGCGTATAATAAAGTTCTTCGCAAAGTTTCTAAAGCATAGCAAGGGAACGCACTCTGGAAAACCGTTTGTGCTTTTACCTTGGCAAGAAGAAATCATTTATAGTTTATTTGGTGAGCATAAAGTAGAAACAGGATTGCGTAGATATAGAACTGGTCTTATTCTAATCCCACGCAAGAATGGTAAGACTACATTATGCGCTGGATTGTGTATCTATCAACTTTTGTTTGGCGAAGGCAACGGTGAAATATTTGCTTGTGCCAATAATAGAGAACAGGCTCGTATTATTTTTAACATCGCTGCTGAAATGGTTAGTAGCAACAAAGAGTTGAGTAAGCGTATCAAAATATATAAATCAGCGTTGTATAATCCAAGCACAAAGAGTTTGTTCAAGGTATTGAGCAGAGATGCTACAAGTGCTCTTGGTTATAATGCCAGTTTTGTTATTATGGATGAACTGCTTGGTGCTCCAGATGACACATTATATAATGCTATGGCGACATCGCTTGGTGCTCGTAAGCAACCGTTGATGCTGTCTATATCTACTGCTGGATTTAGCAAAGCAAGTTTTTTATATCAACTGGTTGAGCACGGCGAACGAATCAACAGTGGTATTGTAAATGACGACACATTTTTTGCTCGTATATATGGACTGAAAGAAACTGATGATTGGACAAGCGAAGATGTTTGGCATAAATGCAATCCAAGCCTTGGTCATACTATCAGCATAGAGTTCTTTCGTACTGAATATAACAGAGCCAAAGAGTTTCCACGATTTGAGAATGCTTTTAAAACATTATATTTAAATGCTTGGATTGACCACGAAAAAAATTGGATTGGTGATACACAATGGATGTTATGTGGGAAAGATACTGATATAAGTGAGTTCAATGGCGAAACTTGTTATGCTGGATTGGACTTGAGCAGCACCACAGATTTGACAGCATTAAGTTTATGTTTTTATAAAAATGAAAAATATTATATTTTTTGTTATAGTTTCTGTCCAGAAGAAAATATAAAATTACGAAGCAGAAAAGATAAAGTGCCATATGAGTTATGGAGACAACAAAATCATTTGTTTAGCACATCTGGCAATGCTTGTGATTATGACTTTGTATTGAAAAAACTGGTGGATTTGAGTAAAGAATATAATATAGCATCTGTATATATAGACAGATGGAACAGCAGTTATTTGAGCAACAAACTAATGGACGAAGGATTTAACGTTACAAACTTTGGACAAGGATTTTCGTCAATGTCATCACCTACCAAAGCACTTGAGCGACTGGTGCTGGACCAAAAACTGGTGCATAATAAAAATCCAATACTTCGTTGGGCAATAAGCAATGTTATATTACAGGTGGATGCTGCTGGCAATGCCAAGCCCAACAAAGCCAAAAGCAGAGAACGCATTGATCCAGTGGTTGCGACTGTTATGGCGTTGGAAGGTTGTCATACAGCCAATCATAACAGCAACGACGCAAACATCTCTTGGGTGTAATTTGTAAATAAAACAACATAATTTATGTATGGACTTATAGTTATAGACACACATGGCACTATTAGACTTTCTTAAATTCAACAAAACTGTGGATGAACCAGTTGAAACACGCAGCGACACGCTTGGTGGTCCAGTAGTTCTAAACTGGGATTCGGCTTATGGCTATGGACGCAACATTGACCGTTTGAGTGTTGTATATGGTTGCATCAATCTGCGAGCAAGTACTGTTGCCAGTTTGCCAATACAACTGAATCGTAAGTTGAATAGAGGACACGAGCCAGCCAAAGATCATGAATATTATGATTTGATTACCAAACGTCCAAATGGCTTTCAAACCAATTATACTTTTTGGCATTGGGTTATTACACAAGTGGATATGTTTGGTAATGTATATATCCAGAAAATCCGTAATAATGCTGGAACTGTAATAGAGATGTTTCCACTAAACCCAATCAGTGTTGAGGTTTTTATGAGCAGCGATGGTATGCCATTTTATAAAATGAACATCACTGGTGTTGATGGTGTGAACTATTACAAAGAATTTAGTTATGACCAAATCATTCATATCAAAGGATATAGCCGCAATGGTGTATATGGATTGAGCCTCATTGATACATTTCGTACATTATATGATGGCTATTTGGAACTGGAAAATGCTGGAACAGCAATAGCCAAGAATGCAGCCAAGCCAGCGGGTGTTGTATATTATCCTGGCAATATGAAAGAAGAAGAATTGGAAAAGATGAAGAGTGGATGGAAAGCAGGATTCACAAGTGGCAACAGCGGCAAAACAGCATTTCTTCCAAACACAATAAAAGTTGAAACTCCAACTGTTGGACTTACAGCACAACAAGCAGAATATATACAACAAAAGCAATTTAGTGCTCAACGTATTGCTGCTGACATTTTTAGAGTTCCGCTTCATATGTTGGGATTAACCAATGCTCCAACATACAGCAGCATAGAACAACAAGCCATTGAGTTTGTACAATATACAATCACACCACTTGTTACAAACATTGAACAACAAATACAAAAGCAACTATTGGATGATGCTGAAGATGTATATATAAATTTTAATGTAAATGGATTGTTGCGTGGAGATATCAAAACCAGAATGGAATGGTATAGATTTGGTATTGAGCACGGCATTCTTACACCAAATGATGTGAATGAAGCAGAAGATACTGGATTATTTATTCCATCTGACAAAGGTGGAGACGATTATATTCGTCCATTAAACTTCACAGTTATTGGAGCAGCACCTATACAATCTACACCAGTACCTGCTATTTCATCACCTATCTAACTATTTATATCTATGAACAACAGTCTTGAACACAGAGCATATAATATGATGGATGTCAAAGTTGACAAAACACAACGCATTATTGAAGGCAGAGCAGTTGTGTATAACAGCATGAGCAATGAACTGCGTACATCCAGTGGAGATAAATTTCGTGAAATTATACAACCTGGTGCATTGACTGATAGTTTAGCAAACAATGATATTTTAGCATACAAAGAACACAATCCTGCAATGCTATTGGGACGCAAGAGTGCGGGTACATTGATGTTGGAAGATAGAAATGATGGATTGTATGTAAGAATAAATGTGCCCGACACAAGTTATGGACAAGACACATTGGTCAGTGCTGAACGCGGCGATCTAAAAGGATTTAGTTTTGGCTTCAACAGTCCAAAAACAAAAAGTTACAGCCGCTCTGGAGAAAAGATTCGTGAAATC